TTGCTAACTGTAACTTGGTTATTACCTACACCGCCAATCGTTATGCCACTACCATTTGTTAAAGTCAAAGCAAGAGTACCTCCGCATCCTTTACGGATTTGGATAGTTATTGTGCTACCCGATAGATTTACGGGCGATGAATTGGATGTTATAGTGAATGCCTGACCCCAAGTGTCATTCCTCCACATTTGTATATCTAAAGTTCCTGGTCTAAAATCTGATGCCATTTTCTTTTTCTTTAAATAGATTTATGATGGATAAGTGTAGTCTGTTGGAACTTCACACCTATTCTGCAAGTATGGTAAATCAAGAGCAATAGTCGCACTAACCCCTGCCAAATATTCGGGGGTATCTTCCGTAAAGAAATCAAGCGTTACCGAATCTTGAAGCACAAAATCAAAATCGTTATAGTGCAATTGAGCAATTATGTCCTGTGCAGTGAGTAATTGGTCAGACAAGACCTCTTGCTCATTTGATTGTTCGGGGAGTACCCTATCGCAAAAAAACAAGGTAAAATTGATTGTGGAACTCTTGCCATTGATGGATGCACCAGTTAGGTCAAAGAATAAAGCGGGGTAGGCATTATCCGTACCCTTGCTCAAAAAATCAAAAGCGTTTCCGTAAAACGTTGTTTTGATTTGTTGATGGGCATTTCCCAAGTCCTCTATTATTTCTATCAAATTGTTTAGGGTCATCCTTTTTTATTTTTTCAAGATAGACACGGAGTTTCTCTTGGTTCTTTTTAGTATAAGTTTTATTCGCCACAACAACGATTTACGTTTCCTTGATATTTTTCTTCAAAAGTTTTATACCTATCGCAATCGTAATCCCCTAACCAAATGGTAGTTGTGTAAGCATCATTGTCAGGAACAATGGTATCAACTCCCGTTCCTGGGTTAATGTACTCGGGATACTTAGCACTTGCTTGGGATTCTTGCTTCAAGAATTTAATTAACCTTTGCTTGTAAAACTCTGCCCTTGCCGAATACCTATTCGCTACATCTGCCAAATCCGATGCACTTGGTTCGGTTTGATTATCACCCGTTTTCCTAATAACTCCTTTGTTATAGAACTGGTATGACAATGCCATTGGCAGTTCACTCATAACATAGTAAACCAAACAAGGTGTTATGTAGGTATTGAGCAAGGTTTCTTCATCACAATTCAAATCTCCGCACTCAATCCCATCTTGCAACCTTTCATACAATGCCGTTCCCAACGCTGGGAGGATATAAGCATCCTGTGCATAAAGGATATCGGGAAACACCAATTTAGGGTCTACATTAACGTGCAAACCTGTTCTGTCCTTTATCGTATCTACCGAAATAAAAAGTATATTTCTGCTCATTATTTTTTCTTTAAGTATATTGGAATTTATATCCTTTAACAATTTTATTATCTTTAAGACCTTTTATAACAGAATGTCTGCATATATTCAAGTCTTTAGCACATAATGATTTTGTGATATACCTTCCTATATAAATATCATTTTTAAATACATCAAACTCTTTGCACCCTTTTGTTTCTGATATTTTTATTTTAGAATAATCTGAATGCTTTTTTCCGAATAAAGGATGTTTTTCTCCTTGAAGAGCAAAAGACATTTTACTTTTTGCATCTTCAGTATGAGTTCTACCTTTAGTCAATGAACCATAAGTATTACCTAAATTTCTTATAGATATACTTTTTCTCCTTTCTTGACTAAATTGTATGTTTAATGTTCCTTCTCCTCCATCTGTCATATTGCACAAAATACCAGTATTTATATTTTTTCTTCCATAGAGACTTATCAATTCTTTTTCTTTCTCACAAGCCTGTTCCCAAGTTAAATCATCCATAAATATTTCTACTTCATAACTACTATTCTTTACTATATTATTCCATAGAGGATTTCTTTTTGTTGATGAATATGCTCTATAATATTTCTTATCAGTACCTATACCGATATAGAAAGGTTGATTTTTGTCATTCCTAATATGTCTATAAACGTATGCCATTTTACTTCTTCTTCTTTACCACTACATTCCGAACCCACTGATGTCTGCAACTTGGTGAATCTCCCCACCAACCACCGCCTCGGTCAAACACGGAGTAACCAAGTCTTGCACTTAGCATCTCAATTCCGCTTCTGCTCCAAAGTCTGTCTTCACTAATCAATTTCCTGCAAAAAGTCCTTGAAGGGTGTGCGGGTGTATCTCTTTGTGAACTTGGTACAATTGGTTTCCATTCATAGGAATACTTAACCTCAAAGGTTGTAACATCCATGTCATCAACCAACTTGCTTAGTGGTTTAGTCAACTTCCTTTCTTCAATCTTTGGGTCATAACTTACCGCACCCGATTCAACCAAATAAGACAAGCGACCTTGCACCACTTCCCTACTTTTACCAACTGCCTTCGCAATGTCATCAATGCTTATCTTCCTATCTTTATCAATCAAAGCAAGGATTTGCTTATCCAATGCTTTATCTATCAATACATCCTCTGCAAACGCATCCTTGGCACTAAAAACTGCCTTAGAATGGATTATGTTATAATCTCCTTTCGGTTCGCCAACCTCCCTAAAAAGTCCTATAACAGTATCCTCATCAAGTGATGAAAAACTAAAGTCCTCTGTCATCGGGTCATCATCTATGCCAAGCATAGCATTAACCTCATTGTCGGTCATTCCAAGACCCGATTTGAGCATTGTAGTTGCAATCTCTTTGGATATCTTACCCTGTGAAAACTGCCTAATAACTCGCATCAAATGCTGGTATTGTCTACCGCTAAGATTCTTCAAGTTATCGTTTACCTCAACTTGCTCTTGATTTAAACTTGGTTGAGTTGCTTCAGTTGGTGCATATTTTGCAACATCAATCCCTGCCTTCTCCAATAACCACTCTTTAGGTGCAATCTGCAACAATGCTGCCTCGCTTAATTCAAATCCAATAGGTTCTACTGGGATGATGCTAATTTCAGAAGTCGCACCTTTTAGGACCGCTAATTCATTGAATATTGATTCAAGGAACTGTTGTTTATCGTTTACATAGGTGTTCTTAAATATCTCATAAGAATCCCTCATCTGCGTTCTGCTACCCAACTGCCCAGGTTCAGCAATACCAAAAAGACTTGGTGAAGTTATTTGATGACCTGCAAACAAATTGTTTTGTATAATCAAATCAACCCTTGTAAAGTCCTCTTTAGTGATATCACTTGCACCGAGGTCCTCAATGATTGGTTTCCGTGCTGGGTCAGTGGTAAATGACAAGATAAATTTCTTACCATCACTTCCGCTAAACCTATCTGTAAACCTCCTTTCAATGTTACGCTTCTCATCGGGAGAAGGTTCACCATTTGGAAGGGTAATAAGTTTGGATGCAGAGAATCCAGTTTGGGCATTCCCCAAAACGTGTCGTGAGACTTCAATATCAGATTCAATATAGTTCAATGCACCCATATATCCAGGCAAGGCATAAGTGTCCAAACCTGGTCTATATTCTTTTATGTAAAGTATCTGTTTCCCTTGTCTGACCTTCGTGTTGAATGCCATCATAGGGATTAACTCATCTTTTCTCTCGTTCCAATCTTTTTTATACCAAAACTGTGTGTTATCAGCATTGGACCTAATCTTGGTGTAGTCAATATGCAAAACATCGGTTAACTGTCCACCAGTCAATGACCAAATAACTTCCAAGTAAGCACCTCCGAAGATTTCAATATCAATAGAGACCTTCCTTGTCAAATCATCCAAAGATTCAAACTGATTCGGTTGTGCAATAAATTGCTCCGCAACTGGGTCTGCTTCATCACTCTTCCATCCGTTCCCGATAATGTAGTTAACCTTTCCTTTTACAATAGCATTGTGTTTTGCACTCTTATTGTAAAGTGCCAAAAGGTAATTAGGGTAGTCGTTCTTTTCACCGAACTCAATATATCCCTTACCCCTCTTTTCTCTATATTCGGGTTGCCTTGCCTCTTGGAAATTTAATATTACTAAATCATTCATCGTGTTATATATGTATTGTCAACCTCGTGTTGTGTGTACTCAAATGTGGTTGATGGTGACAGTTTCATAATGCCCTCTTCAAGCAATCCAGTTGCTTTGGTATAATCTACATTGTAGGCAGATTCTTGCTCGTAAACAAAGTATAAATACTCGCCAATATGACCCAAACTAAAGTATTTCGGTACTTTAATACTGAACTTGTTATACCTATCCTTGTAAAGTGATACATCAAGAGCATTAACCAAAACAAAAGTTACCTCATCCCGTGTGGTCCTATTGACAAAACGGAATAGATAATTCGGAGTAGTAAGCGTTTGCTTCTCCGTTAATGTTAGGTAAATATACTCCGTTGCCCCTTGTGTCAGTTGTATCATTATGTCTAAATAGATATTCCGTTCACTTTTACCCAAAAAGAAAGGCATCCGATGTGGATGCCCTTACTTCATTCTAAACCTTCCTATTTACGCAGTAAGACCTGCAATTATAGAACTTGAAACCTCTGGAGCAAGAGCAGGTTCATTGCCAGTGAAGGTCAATGTATAACCATTCCTATCTCCGAAGGCAGTACCAGTTGCACCATTGCCACCAGTCAAATCAGCACCATTTACCTTACCAAGCAACCAATATTTATCGTTACCATCCTGTACAACTGCAAGGAGATTGTTTTTTGCAAGAAGCAAAATCTCATTCCTTGTAGATGCTTGAAGTTTATTCAAGATGATTGACAATTCTTGTGCATAGAAAACAGTTCCGTTCTCAACAGAAGCGGTGATGTTTTCGGTAAGTGAAGAGGTTTGCTTTACAAGTTGGTACTTGTAGAAAACCTTTCCTGCTGACTTAGTGATGGCACTGACTACACCTGATGCTTCGGTTATTGCAGTAACATCACCAAACGGAATGAACCATACCGCTTTGATGCCACCTATGGATTCTTTACAATCCAATACATATCCTTGTGTTAATGCACATGCCATATTATAAAAATTTATAATGAAGGCAAGGGATGGAAACCACCCCTCACCTCATTGTTATTTAAACGAAGAACTTAACAATCTCATCAGGGAAAGCAAACTGAATTCCCATCTTAAATTCAGATACGAACCTCATTTGCATCGCCTCTTGGGCATAAAACAGTTCAAATTTTTCCTGCTCATCCAAAAGGTCTGTACCAATGTAGAAGTTAGAAATCCTTGCTGCAACGATGTCGTTAGTGCCATTCAGACCTTGTACTGCGATTACACGTACGTTAGTACCTGGGAGGAAAAACTGACC